GAGCCAGGACAAGGCGCTCGGCATCACCGATTGGCATGGCCAAGACGGTATCCTCTCGGAGACCGATGTCCATGCAGCAGGCCAGCATTCTCTCAGGCCATGGCATCGACAACGGCCTCGACTTGCCGGGTTTGCTTAGGATCTCCGGCGCCGTCGACTGCTTGGCCATCCAGTCGTTCCACTTCTCGAACTCGGCATCGAATGAAAGATGCTTGGTTCTCTTTGCCCATAGCCAGATCGCCAGGCCTCGCAGCGGTGACCGGATTGCCTTCAGGGACTCTCTGACAGGTTGGGAGCACACCAACACAGCCTCCATGAGATTGGAACGCTCTACGGGGCCGCCAAGGGCCAATGGCGAGCCAATACGATGCAGCACCAAAGAATGACCGACAGAATACGGCACCAGCCGGAGCCCCATCACGACAGGACAGGGCTCGGCTGTAGCGTTCAGGATGTCGGCCAGGGCGGTCACAGGTTGGTGGCCGCGCCAGCGCTGATGGCGGGAAAGCGCTTGAGAGTGATCGTGCCGGTGGCTTTGCCGGTCTGGGTGGTCTTGATCGAACCGCCGCCGGCATAGATCCATCGACCACCGCTGCCGGTGTTGATGGCGTCGGCGTAACCTGCGACATTGATCACTGGAGCGTTGGTGATCGCAACAGTCCCGTTGCCTTGAGGCAACGAGCAGCCGTACAGACGCTCGTTAAGTGCAGTGGCTGCCGTGGCATTCGTTCCAACAGGAACGAAATTGACGGTCAGGGTCAGCCGGTTGTTGTAGGTGATGTGGCCGACCACCTCGCCGTTGTTATTTCGCACCTCCTCGGTGTCGCATTCCCCGGTGATGTCGTAGCTTTCGATCTCGGGCGAGATGTAGCCGGTGACAATGAGGGCGCCGGCGGCGTCGTACATTGCCAAGGTCGCCGGTGATCCAAAGAGATATTTATTTCCGTGTACGTTAGCCATAGGTGTCTGAGGTTAGATGGTTGCGCTGCAGTAAAGGGTGAAGGTCCTGGTGAACGTCCTGGACCGATTAGAGATTGAGGATGCCCCAAAGTCCAGAGGGGCGGCGAACTGGGCCGTAAACGGGCCGCTGGCGTCGTTTGATGGCGCGTCTAGGGCAGAGGCGCCGGACTCGTCAAAGAGCGGCAGGATCCGATTGTCGAGCACCTGCACGGTGGTCAGGACATCGGCCTCGTCGGTGTCGTCTGCAGATAGCTGCAGCTCGACAGCGATCTCCAGCTCGCAGGTCAAGTCGGTGCGTTGCACAGGCCTGGCCGAGTTGGTCGAGACCACCAGGCGCGGGAAGTTGGGCATGACGTCCTGCTCGTCGGGGTCGTCGTATAGGCCGCGGCTGTAGGACGTGAGGCAGGTGGGCGTTCCGGCGCCGGAGGCCGACCAGTCGGCGGCCGCCAGGTAGTCGGCCACAGCCTTCTCTGCTCTGAGTGCGGCGGCGTTCATTTGATGGAGATTCCGTTGTCTTCCAGCACCTTGCCGTTTTGCAGCATGGCCTCGGTCATGTGGTTGGTCAGCTCGGCCAGCTCGTCGTCCATGGCCCTCTGCATGGCCTGGTTGTAGATCGTTGCCACCCGGTTGTATTGGTTGTCGGCCACGCCAGCGGTCATGACCACCGAGGCTGTCGGGTTGAATCCTGGGACCGCTTGAATGCCTCGGGCCTTGGTGCCCTTGTGCACGGCTACATTCTCCTCAGGAAGGCCGTACTGGTTGGCCAATGACACTAGGGCGGCGTTGGTCTTCTTGGGCGCCTTGTAGCCTGCAGGCTTTGACAGGGGTTTCCACTTGGGACTCTGGAACTGGGTAAAACCTCGGTTGTAGATCCGGATGATTTTCACCACACCGGAGCGCAGGTAGCCGACTGAGCCGATAGCTTTCCGCATCAGGGCCGAGGCTGCCGCTTTCATCTCCTCACCGTAAAGGCCGCGGCGGCCGGCCTTGGCTTCCTTAGACTGGGCGATCAGGTGTACCCGGCGAAGCAGTCGGGACTTGCCGATGCGTTTGCCGGTCTTCTTGGACTTTCGGTTGATGTTTCCCAGCGGGGTGCCGAGGTAGTCAGCAATCCTGCGGCGCTCCTGGCCCGGGCTCTTAGGCGGCACCAGGACAAACAGCCGGACCATCAGGTAAAAGAATCGGCTGTTGACCGCCTTGTGAAGGTCACGGCTCGTCTGCAGAAGGTATGCCTTCATGGCAGCGTCGAACTTGCTGGAGTCGACCGTCATGTTAACGACAGGTCTCACCGGGTCTTAGCTCCTAGTTCCAGGCTGTAGTAGGCGCCGGAGGCATCCACCCGGCAGGACAGGATCCGCAAGGTGCGTCCCTGGTAGACCAGCGTCCTACCGACCACCGGCCGAGGTTTGCAAAAGGTCAGGGCGATGCGGTCGGTGTTCTCTTGGAGCAGGTAGTAGCCATCCTCCTTGAGCAGCCGGGAGAACTCGGTGCCCTGGTCCAGGGTGTAAAGGGTGGTGTCCATGGTGACCAGGGTGCTGTCCCAGGTCTTCCAGTCGGAAAACTTGACCAGGATCCGGGATGCTACGTTGTCCTGGAATCCACCGGGCACCGGGGTGTTGGCATCGGTGACCATGGCCGGGATGCACCGGATCGACGAGCCTTCCCAGATGAACATCGGCGCCCCCAGCATCTGCTGGAGCACCGTCATGCCCTGCTGGAGACTGGAGCCGATGATGGTCATTTAGGCGGTGAAGTAGGTGCCGGAGATTACGATGCGGCTGGTTGCCTGTAGTTGCCCGGCCAGGCTGGTCGAGTCCCCGTTTTCGTAGTGGTACAGAGCGGCGTAGGACGTGCCACCGACAGCTTTACCGATCACCGCGGTCTTGGCCTGGTTTGTGGCGTTGTCGAGCCAGATGGCCAGTGCGGCGTCGTAGGTGACTGGATCCGGCAGGCTTAGTCGAAGATCGCCGGTGGCAGCTCCGCTCACCGAGTTAATGGTCAGGTCGACCGTAAAGGTCTCGATGAATCCAATGGCCGTGTGTCGCGCCATGTTGACTGTGATCGCAAAGGTGCGGCCACCGCCAGAATCGGTCAGCGTAGGCACCCAGGTCGACGGGGCGGTCAGAGGCAGGGCGGCGTAGATCTCGTTGAAGTTGTCGTTTAGCTTCTGGCCGGCGCCCCGGAGCGTGTCCCCGGTGTTGTCGTTGGCGATTGCTCCTATGTTGATGATTTGCTGGGCCATATCAGTTTTTGGGCAGGACGTACCAGCCGGCAGGCAGCGTCACCGTGGACGGTCCCACCAGCTTCTTGTCTTTGTCGAATCCGTACACGCTGGCCCTGGTGGGCTTTGCCAGCATCACCGGATCACCGGAAGGGACCAGGACCACCTTCGTCACCTGGCAGCCCAGGCAGGTCAGCAATCCGATCAGCCAGATCGCTCTTGAGGGCCTCGGGAGCTTTACCATGTTGCACATCGGTGGGTGGTGTTTCTCGGAACCAGTCGAGCAGGGCCTTGAGGATCTGGTAGATCCAGTTCACTCGGATTTCTTCTCGGCGTCTTTGGCCCAGATGAGGCCGATGCCAGCGGTCACCGCGGCGATGGTCGTGGTGATGTCCAGATGGGTGGTCGGGTCACCGTCGAACAGGGCCTTGAGAGCGCCGCCAACAGCGACCAGGATGGCACCGATGCCGGCCAGTGTGGTCTTGGTGTTTTTCATTTCTTCAGGGCTTTGTACAGGGCAACGCAGGCGGCCAGGAGGCCAACCACGGCGGACGCGAAACGAATCTGGTCGGTGAGCTGGGGGAGCATCGAGGCTCCCGTAGCAGCAGCCGATGTGGCCAGTGAGACCGCTAGGCCGTTTGTTCCGCCGCCGTGGTTGGTTGCGTCCATGTTACTCGGGTTTGGATTGTGAATATGCGGCCGCTGCTTCAAGGAGTTCCACCAGAGGAAGGCCGACCTTCATGTTGGTCACGTTGCCGGCCTTCATTCCAATGACAAGCAGCTCATAGAGTTGGTTGAACTGCTGCGGTGTGAGTTCGATCTTGATCATGCGGCGGGAGCTTCGACAACGGGAGCTTCAGGCGCAACAACAACCGGCTCGGGAACCGGCGGCACCCACGGCAGCGGAGGAGCGATGACCGGCGGGTTGATCTGGTTCTCGATCTGCGCGGTGACGTTCGCCTCGATGGCGGTCTGATCGACTCCAGAAGCGAAGCACCAACCAAGCACCTGCTGCTCGGTCAGATCCTCGTAAGGCGTGAACGAACCGCTCGGCGGCTGGAACGACGCGCTGCCGTAGCAGGTGCCGCTGTAGGTCTTTGCGTCGTCGCCGGTGCCGATGGTTTCGGTGCCGTTGCACCTCCAGTCGGCGGTGATGACGACATCGGTGAGCGTGCCTTCGGTGGGCTTAACGAGAAGGCGTTCGATGATCCAAGAGAGGGTAATCATGGGATATGAATTAGGCGTTAGCGATTGTGGTGACGGTGCCAGAGCTTCCACGGTACTTCAGCGCACCGGCTTCGACGTAGAGCTGGCCACCAGTTACGTTGGCCGTAGGAGCGGTTCCGTTGGCGATCTGGATGGTCTTGGCAGCGGTCGTACCAGCAGCAGTCAAACCGACGAGCAAGTTGCCTAGGGTATCCAATGTCATCGCTTGGGTGAAGGTGATGGCGTTGCCAGCGGTGCCGCTGGGGGCGGTGAACCACTGATGAACGCCACCATCTTGCTGGTATCTACTTGCGTATCCGTTTCCAATATAAATACGTTGCAATGAGCTGTTTATGAATTGATTTGCACCAATTTCAGCCACATCAGGATTAGCGGTTCTTCCTGAAAAGAAGGCTCCAGAACCAATCTGTAATGCCTTCTCGTTTGACCACCACGCACTCGGCGTAACCCCCAAACCAAGATTTCCCGTATCGGTCAACTGCATCCGAAACGTCGTGCTGGTCGAATCATAGAACCCAAGGATCTTGTCATCGACTGCGCTGACATCGACGCTCAAACGCCAAGTCTGTGTAGCGTTGCGATTGGTCATCGCCAGAGCGTTAGGATTCGTTGCCGATTCACGCAGCGTCAAACGAGTGCCAGAGAAAGCAGTGTCACCGATTGCCAGCCCCGTGGAGTTGAGTCGCATGGCTTCGGAACTAGCAATCTGCCAAGTGTAAAAAGCAGATCCGGCCGCAAAGGTGGAATTGAACCTCGTCTCAGTTCCTTCTTGGGTAATCTGGAGACGATTGTTGTTCCCGGTGGACGATTCGTAAATACGAAGCCCTACTCCAGAGGCACCAATGATATCCAGCGGAAACCCCGGCGTCGCAGTACCAACACCCACCCGATTGTTCGCCGAATCAACCTTCAGCGTCGAGGTATCCACCGTCAGATCGCCGGTGATGGTGGCGGAGGCGAGGGTGGCGGTGCCGCCGGAACCCAAGAGCTGATTGATCGTCGACTTCTTGGTCGTGCCGCTGGCGGCCATTGACGTATCGGAGACGTCGACAATAACCAACGGGTCGGCCGTTGGATCAACTGTTGAGATGGCCGTTAAGGCCGTAATTTTGGAGTCTGCCATATCAGTAAACGGTAAGGATGAACTTGTCGGAGTTTTCGGTTAGTAAAAGGTCGGTG